AACGAGTTAAAGGAAATGCAAGATATGTTTAAAGAAAGAACTGCTGAGATAGAGAAAGGTGTAAAAGACCACGACATCCAAGTTGGGTATGCAGTTAAAAAATATTTAAATGATAACAATTTAGAATACAAAGAGTCTGATATAGATAAATTAGCAGATATAGGTTCTGGTATTGTAAGATATTATAAGAACAAGTTTGAAAGAGTAAGACCTTATCAACTTGCAGAGGCAATGAAAATGGACTTTGACCATATGCCATTAGATAGTGATAGTATGAAATCACCGGCATATCCATCAGGTCATAGTTTACAAAGTAGATTAATTGCAGAGTATTATGCTGAACAATATCCTGAACATAAAAAAGGTTTAATTGACGGTGCTGAAGAATGTGGTAAAGGAAGAATATATGCAGGTTGGCATTATCCTTCAGATCATACAGCTAGTGTAAAATTAGCAAAAGAAATATATCCTAATATAACAATGAGAAAAACATTTAAAGAAAGTATCATTGATATACCACGTAAAACATATGCACCTAAAGTATTTGATGACGCAAATACAAATGATCCTAAAATAAAAGATAGTGTTAAGAAACAAATAGACGATCAGTTAAAAGAATTTGAATCAGAATATCCTATTATTAAAACATCTCTAATAGGTTCTATACTTACAAAGAGATATAGAAATGACGCAGACTTAGATATTAATGTATTGTTTGATGTGCCTGAAGATAAACAAGATGAAGAAAGAGAAAGACTATCTAAGAAGTATCTATCAGCTAAAAATCCAGATAACATACAAGGTAAATTAATACCTGGTTCTGAACACCCTATCAACTATTATTTTATTACAGACGAACAAACTTATGATGACCAAAACAAAAAGGCAGACGCTGTGTTTGATATAGAAGCTAATGAGTTTGTAAAAAGACCAGATGATTTTGTATTTGATAAAGACATGTATATAAAAGACTTTGATAAAAAAGTACAAGAGTTAGATATAGTAAAAGGTGAATTAAAAAGAGATATAATAGATTACAGAGAATTAGAAGATTTAACAGATGATGATGTTTTAAATCTACAAGATAAATTAAACGATAAGTTAAATGAAATAGAAGATGATATAGAACAGATTATAAAAATAGGTGATGGTGTTGATACAGATAGAAGAGCTGCATTTAATAAAGATATGTCGCCAGATGAAATTAGAAAGTTTGGTGTAAAAAATAGATTACCTAAAAATGTAGTTTATAAAATGTTAGAAAAATATCACTACTTAAAATTCTATAAGAAATGTCAAAAGATATTAGATGATGGTAAAGTATCGCCAGATGAGATAGATGATTTAGAAATGCACGAAGCAAAAGGTAAGTCTATTGCATTTACATTTGGTAGATTTAATCCACCTACAATTGGACATGAAAAACTTATTAAGAAAGTACAATCAATACCTACAAATGATTATAAGGTATTTTTAAGTAGAAGTGAAGACCCTAAAAAGAATCCATTATCGCCACAACAAAAACTAGCATATATGAAAAAGATGTTTCCTCAATATGCAAGAAACATAGAAATCAATACTACAAATATGGTATTAGATATTGCTAGTAAATTATACAAACAAGGTTATACAGATGTTACTATGGTTGTGGGTAGTGATAGAGTAAGAGAATTTGATACTATTTTAAAAAAATATAATGGTGTTTCAAGCAGACATGGTTTATATGACTTTGATAGTATAAAAGTTGTTAGTGCAGGTGAAAGAGATCCAGACGCCGAAGGCGCAACTGGTATGAGTGCTAGCAAAATGAGAGCTGCGGCTGCCAAAGGTGATTTAAATAATTTTAAAAAAGGATTACCAAGAGGTGTTGACGCAGATAAATTAATGAAAGATGTTAGAAAAGGAATGAAACTTGCAGCTTCATACGGTGGTATGGCACATGCTGGTTTAGGAACATATAAACCAATAGCAAGTTTAGAAGAATTTGAACAACAACAAATTAGAGACCTATACATTAGAGAAATGATTTTTAATGTAGGCGATAAAGTAAATTATGTAAAAGAAGACTTTGAAGGTATCGTAAAAAGAAGAGGTACTAATTATGTTGTGTTAGAAGACAAAGAAAGTAATTTACACAAATGCTGGATTTGGGATTGTATTCCAGTATCAGCAAATAAGGAAGTAGCAATGAGAGAATTTAATTTAGACGTAGATTATGGTTTTGAAGCAGTTAGCGAAAAGAAATCTGAATACGGACATACAGATAGTTTACCTCAGGACAAAGATGTTAAGAAACAAAAAGGTACACAACCTAAAAAATATTACAAAGATTTAAAAAAAGATGTAAAAGGTAAAAGAGCTGCTCACTTCAGAAATAATGATACAACAAAGAATGTAAACAATCCTGCCCCTGGCGATAAGACAGCTAAGACTAAACCAAGTAAACATACTAACAAATATAAGAAGATGTTTGGTGAGTTAAAACAAGATTTAGTTGACGCATGTTGGAAAGGTTATAAACAGGTAGGAATGAAGAAAAAAGGAAATAAACAAGTACCTAATTGTGTACCAGAAGCATACGAGATAGGTACAGACGAATATACTCAACATACGATTGACATGACCCCAGGTCAGAAAAATCCTATAAAAAAAGTAAAAGGTTTCTTAGACAGAGAACGTGAGAAAGAAGATCAAGTATCTGAAAAAGATGTAAAAGAATGGGCAAACCAAGAGTCCACAATATATAAATATAAAGAAAGATACAAGGAAGACTGGAAAACTAAGTTGGAAGAAGTTGTATCTAAAATGCTAAGTAAAATATAATGGTAAAAACATTTAAAGAATACGAAAACATTGACAAGTTATGCGAAGAGTGTATCTTTGAACACGAGTCAGAGCCTTTACAAGAGGCAGAATACCAAGGTAAAAAGGTCAAACTTAATGACCCGATTAGAGGTGGTTCAAAGAAATTTTATGTCTATGTTAAAAACGAAAAAGGCAATGTAATCAAAGTTTCTTTTGGTGATACGACAGGTTTAAGTATAAAAAGAGATGACCCGGCGAGAAGACGAAGCTTCAGAGCTAGGCACAATTGTGATAATCCAGGACCTAAAACAAAAGCAAGGTACTGGTCATGTTATCAATGGAGAGCAGGAGCAAAGGTAAACAACTAATGAGTAGATACAGAAACAGAATGTCAGACTTGCTAGAACAAGTAAGACTAAAAGAATTTAAAAAGATGGTGGTTACTATTGCTGACCCTATGAAAAGAGCAAAAGCAATGGACGATATAAAAAGATTTGGTAAAGGCACAGGTTTTAGAATTGATAAAATGAGTGATGGAAAAAGTTTTAGAATAGATGGTAAAGGTGCAGACCTTAATAAATTTGCAACAGACCTTAAAAACTTTTATGGTGCTAAAATTATTGCTGAAGATAACGACCACGAAATCTCAATGGCACGTGGTGAGTTAGAAGCAATTGCTGATAAAGCTCTTAAACTTTCTTCAATGTTAAAAACTAAAACAGACGCTGACCAATTAGAAGCGTGGGTACAATCTAAAATTACAAAGGCAAAAGATTACGTAAACTCAGTTGCCGATTACTTAGAATACAATCCAGATATGAACGAAAAGTTTACAATGAAACAATATAAAAAGAATGAAAACGATAACGAACATTCTTTAAATGCTTTAGAACTAGTAAAAGCATTTGGTACACCAGCAGATAAAAAAGAAATGCAAGGTATCTATGATAGACATATGAAAAGAGGTCATATCTCACAACAAGATTACGCTAAAAGAAATCAAATTCATAACAGATATATCAGTAAACTAAAAGAAGAGATTGATATGTTACCTGAAAACTTTTCAGACGCACAAGTCGGTATGTTAAAGAAAGCATATGCTCCTTTAAAAGGTAAAAGAATATCTGTAGATCAAGCTCATAAACTTATGGGTATATTAGATAAGTTTGATAGTAATAAAACAGCATTAGAAAAATTAGCAAAAGCAGGTATACCTTTTGTATCTGATCTAGCAGTAAGTAGATTAATTTCTAAACACAAATACAGAGCAGATCAATTAAAAAATTTAAAAGAAGAAGATGACGAAACTGAAAGATTAAAACAAGAACTTGAAAAGAAAGACGATCAAATCAGTTTGTTAAAACAAAAGGCAGAAAAAGATAAAGCAAAATCAACTCAAGCTGCAACACAAAAAATGGTAAATCCAGAAACAGGCGAACCATTATTACAAGTTGGTGTTGCATACAAACATCTAAAAGATAAGATGGAAAAAGAAAACGCTGCCGAAGCAGAGAAGAAAAAAGCAAAAGCAGCTGAGATGAAAGATAAAATTGCTAGAATTAAAAACAAGTTAAAAGAAGAAACACTTGAAGAATCAGACGCTTCTGATAAAGCAAAGATGTTAGGTTTAACTTACATGAAGTTTGGTAGATATGGTAAAGACGGTAA